CGGAACGCCGCATTGCCGGAACCGTTCAGATCGTCGCGAATCGAATTCTTGACGTTCTGCGCGCCCTTCTTTACGGATGCGGAGATCAGGGCGCGGCGGGCGGTTGTCTTCGCGATCAGCGCATTGCCGAAAGCCGACAATTGCGAAGCGTCGAACATGCCGCTCATGCGTCCTCCCTCACGTTCCACCGACAGGCCGTCGCCCAAGACTTCTCCGATTGCGGGGAGATCATGCGATAGCGACGGCCGACTAATTCCGGATTCGAGGATTTCATGACAGTCACCAGATCGCCGTTCCGCAGGTTGGCGCCAAATGGAAAGTGGATGTACAGCGACCAGACCAATGAGACCGCGCCCATCGCCTGCGCCGCGCTACCTTCCACGTTTTCCGACGCCAAGCCTCCAGAAGTCTGCACTTTGCACCGGCCTTCATACACTTTCGTGCCGGCTGGCGTGGCCACGCCCGTGGCGGGG